AATCAACATCAAAATTAAATGTATAATTAGTAATATCATCAGGAACATCAGTCAAATCTCTAAATCTGTCACCTACTTCTTTTGCTTTATCCCATACTGCTTTGAAATCTAATACTCCCTTTGTATTAGATTTTCCTCCATTTAAAATATTCCATCTAACTACCTTATCTTCCCCCATACAATACTCTACTTCACACTCAAAAATACTTAAAAGATCATCTAAAAGAGCCCCAACACTGCTTACCAAATCAAGACCTGCTCCAATAGTGTCAGAAATCTTACTTAAAGCACTACTAACACCCCGTAATACTCCATTGATTAATGCTCCTATTTGTCCTACAATTTGACCCAGAAACGTACCAATAAAGTTCTCTATTAAACAAGTAGCAGCATTTATAATTTTATTAAGAAAACCCTCTAATGCTTTAAAAATTAAATCAGATAATCCACTAATTACTTTAGTAAATACACAAGCAAGGGCCTTGATTAATTTATCCCAAATATCATTCGTCACAAACCTACCAGAGTTGGGAACCAATCCCTTTACAAGGTTTCCTGAAATACTCAACTGTCTTATCATCGTATCTTTCACGTTGTTCAAGAGTGTGGCCATCCACCCTGCTATATTTTCTGCTGATCTCCTTAGATTAGTTTGATAGATTGCTACAGTATTATTAACACTCTGAATCGTTACATTATTCTGTCTTAATGCTTGAAAAAACCCTCGTGTATCTCCTATACCTACTAAATTTTTATTAGCATTGTCAATCGCAATTTTAAAATCAGCAAAAGGTTTTACCGCATTCTTTAATCTCTCACTTATTTTAACAGTCTTTTCAACCTCAATTGTAATACCTGGTCCCACACTTCTTCCTTCTTTAGCATCACACCACTTAGTGACCTGAATTTCTTCTTTTCCAACATTATCTTGTTTTTCATCAATTTCAGCATCTACTTGAGTATTAAAAACAGTCGCACATTCAGGGATTTTAAACCCCTTATACATTGTATCAGGAATTAATATATAATTATCTCCTGCCTCGAATCCACTCTCTTGAGGAGATTGTTCACATACGGTATTAGGGGAAACTCGATCTATAAAATATTCATTACTAGCCTCATCCAAGTAAACATATACCCAAGAACTTTTTGGAAGAAAAGGATTACCTGTACTAACCATAGGGTTAGTCCCACTAGAAATGGGAGGATTAGCCCAAGGCAATGCCTGTGAGCGAATAGTTCCACTATGCTCCCCTAATATTCTAATCTTATATTTTGGAATTGCATAACCCCCTCTTTTCTTCTCACCTTTCTTTTGCTGCAGACTTTTACGATAACTTGAATTATCGGCAATCTGAGCCAACTTGAGATTACCTTTACCAGTAGTCTCATATACTATTTTCCTCTCTATTGTTTTTTTATTGAGGGATTCCATGTATTAGTCGTCGTATACCTTACACTCATCAGCGTCAGGATGATTATCACAATAAATTTCTAGATGACTATCTTCATGTCTTGTATGATAATCATTAATCTTACCTTCATTCGTATCCACTACATCATCCTTATGGTAAATCTCATAATCAGCATGAACATTTTCTAAATCCTCCTTAGTGTATTCATGAATACCATGATTAGTATGCTCTTTACCATCTTTGGGGTCAATGTAGACCTCATGTTCTAAGTCGTGTTTAATAGTCATGTTTTAGCTCCGTAAGCATCTCTTACCAAATGCAGACCTGTAAAGGAATTACCCACATCACCATAATGACATAGATCTGCTATCATATATATGCCACTTTTCCTAGTTGTACTTCCAACGGTGGTTACTTTGGTAGAAAGTTCAGGAAACTCACAATAAATTAAATCCCCTGCATTTAAACTAAGATCAGCATCGATAACAATCTCAGCAGATGTATTCATTTTTTGTCGGTAATTCTGGTGTGCCTGTAAGATTATTTCATCATTATTATAATTGATTTTGTCAGTTTTTTCAACCTGTTTCTCTACACTATCAAATCCTACCACAGTTTGACCTACTGCTTGTCTCACAATTTGTTTCTGAGTAGGGAAAGGTTTCCCATCGCTATCTAAGTAATCCTTATTAATTTTGGGTAAATGTCTTCCTGCCGTAATTCCATTTCCTTTCCCATCTGATTGAAGAGTTTTTACTTCTGTTTTTTTAGTTACATCATTAAAAACATATATTTTAGATGCCCATGCACCATTCTCAAATTGATTAAGTGCATTTACACTCTTAGATATGTTAGACCATAAGATTTTACCGTCATAACCAGCAGGTAAAGAATCATCTGATTTACTATTTTCAATATATCTGGGAATAGTTTTGCCCGTAGTATCATATAATTTATCTAAAGATCTAAATTGATAACCATTTGCAGTTTGAAAGAAAAGGTAACCAGCAGTATTTCCTTTTGCAGTCTTCCCTTTCGATGTCTGTATATTAGGAATGGCTAACTGCTGAAGATCTAGAATCATCTCAAAAGGTGTTCTATCTTGACCAAATGCATGATACTCATCTAAAGTTTCATCCGTATTCATTGATTGCCACTTAGGAGACTTTAAATTTTCTCTTATAATGGATCGTGCAATATCCGATATTTTCCCACTATATTTCATGTCAGTATCTTCCTCTCCACCCCCACATCTATTCTTCAGTAAAGTATTATCAAATGCCTCTTTGGATACGATGGTCATCTGAAAACTATTATTTTTAAATCCTTGAAAGTCACCAATCACAGAAGCAACTCTTAAATCAGTGTCTCTTGATAGATTAATTCTATGTCCTCGTTCATCTTCAATATTAAATAAAATAGTTTCTGTTCCTTGAGCAAAACCATCATCTAATAGACCCACCCCTGCATCAGTTCCATCATCTGCAGGTAATGTATTACCAGTGTCCACGATATATGCAGTTATCTCAACATAGGGAAGAAAAATACTTTCCCGATATTGAATAATTGGATTACCAGATCCTCTTAAGTCCACTGTATCATCATTTACATTAGACTTAATTTCAAACTTATTAAATTGTAAAGCTTTAAGACTCATGTTTCTATTCTATGGGTTGAAGGTAAATGTTGTTGATCTCTGTAATCTGATCATACTCTGCAAATTCCTGAAGTGAACTTACTTCTTGAGGTTTTTTATCAGCAAATAAAACATCATATATTGCCCGTCCTGCCCAATCACCACCAGCACCACCCACAAATCCCCCTACCCAAGTTCCAATAGGTCCACCAATAAAAGTGCCAAGTGCTCCTCCAAGAAGAGTTCCTAAACCTGCAGCAGCCGCCACAAATGCTGCTTTTCCTAAAGGTTCTTTGAATATAAAATAATTTACAAGAAAATCAATAAGAAATCCAATAACAGGAATCTTTTTAAAAATAGGTGAAGCAAACTTTTTAAATGGTTTGAAGAATCCTCTACGGAATAATCGAGCCATATCACCTGGATCAGCAGTACCTTTAAGGTATTTTGCCATTGAATTATTATATCTACTAATACTTGGTCCACTTCTTAAACGTTGTCCAGAAGGGGTATATCCTCTTCTATAATCAATACCAGTATTACTTCCACCTGTCATTCTACTAGTAGTAGTTGATGTAGGGGTTTTAGGGGTTTTAGGGGTTTTAGGGGTTTTAGGAGTTCTTAAACGATTACGCAAATATCTACTCACAAACAATGGAAGAGCTCTTACTGTTATAATAGCAGCAATAACTGCTCCATTTATTACATACTTAAAATCCTCCATAAATTTTTCAATCTTTTTCTTATCAAATCCAGTTATATCTTCAATCTTTTGCATGGTATCATCATATCCTTTCACTGCGGAATCAATAAAATTAGTAAATCCCCCCACAACATTAGCAAAAATTTCAACACCTTTACCTATTACCTCTAATGTTTTTTCTATTGCATCAAATGATTTTTGAATATCAAAAAACTTATTGAATAACACTCCTCCTGCCATGAAAAGAAGAAAATTACCAATAGAATCAAAAATATTAGATAGGGGAGTAGGAGCTTTAAATGAAGGTAAAGAAATCTTTTTTCCTTTTTTTTCTATATTTGCCTCTTTTAATTTTCTCTTTTCCTCCTGCCTTTGCCTTCTCTTCATTATAAAAGAAGAAACTCCACGTTTATACCGTGCTGATAAAAAATCTTTTATTGCTATCAATACTTCTCCTGTAGAAGATTTTTTGGATCCTCCGATTGCAATTGGTTTTTCTGGTTTAGAACTAGGTTTAAGGGAATCTGCAGAAATAATTTTCTTTTTGATTCCTATCTTAGCCTTAGGTAAAAGTGTTGTTGCCATTAATATTTCTCCTCAATACCTAAAGACAGTAGAGTAACACTTCTAGAAGGAGATCTACTAACAATATCAAAAACAGGAATAGTAGTACCAGGTCTATTTGAAACCACTGGTTTTTCCCTTGTAATCGTCGGTAATACAATGGACTTACTTGTAGATTTTACTTTGACGGGAACATTAACAGGAACCATTCCACTTGCTTTAACTGGTGAAAATTGACTTGGAGGAGTTGAAGGTTCATAATTTGTCTGCATACTACTCAGATCTCCCACAAGACCACCACCCTCATACATTGGCCCACCCTTATTGGTTCCACCACCCAACCTATTCATTGCCGACATCATTCCCGTACCAAATTTACTCACTGCCCCTTTACTCATTATGAATTCACCTGGAGTCAACATCGCAGGAACTGTGTCTTTATTACCACTACCAGGAACTGTTCCACCTTTATTAAAGGACAAAACCCCAAAATCATTCAGTACTTTATTTGCCTTTTCTTCATTTTCTATTTTCTCTTCTTCAGTAAGTTCTTTATTTGAAAAATCTCCATCTAAAGCCTTAGCACCTAACATAAGACCACCAGCGGCTACAGCAGCGGCTAAGATAGGATTTGCTGCAATCACTCCTGCCAAAGCAGGAAGAGCAAGTGTTAACAATCCTATTGCACCAGTCACCAACCCTCCTAAAGGTGTAAAGAATGCAAGATAACCTGCTAAAATGGAAGGCCACCAAAACTTTAAGAATCTAACGACCCTTCCCATTTTTTCTCGATTCTCCTCCTTTCCAAACCAATTTAATGCTTTATTAAATAATGCTCCTGCGATAGTAAATTTAAGAAAGTTTGCTATTTTTTCAAATACATCACTAAAAGGAGAAACCAAGGTACTCACAGCTTTTTTACCCACATTAGCTGCAGATTTTAATCCCCCTTTCACTGATTCTATTGCTTTCTCTTTTTTTTCTTTTTTTTGTCTTTCTCTTTCCTTTCTATCATCCGCAAATTCTTTTTTATCTAATTTATAGTCTAACTTAAGAACCTGTAATATATCATTTAATGTATTATTATTTTTAAGAAGTTCTTCTTCTAATACTTCTATTCTAGCATTGGAAGTAGTCTCATCTGTTTTAAATTTTAAAAAATTAGCAAGTTTAGATCTAAGACCTACAGGTTTGACTACTTTAGCAGGAGAAACTTCAGCACGAGCCTCCTGTCGAATCTCCTCGATTATTTCATCTGCTTTTTTTCTTAACTCATCAGCCATTTTGTTGTTGCTGTTGTTTTAGTTTCTCTTCTTCAAGATGTGCTCGAAGTAGTTCAACATAAATGTCTCTCTCCCAAGGGATTAAGTTTTCAATCTCAGTTAATGAATATTTATGATACTGAATCAAAGAAAAATTCAGTTTATAGTAACTCTCTAGATCCATATGGACTAGAGCTAGCCGAAAAAACTAGATAATCCCTCCATTACAACTTCACTTTCTACCTTTGTATTAGGATTAGTAATCTTAACTTTATGAGAAAGTTTAGGCATCGTTTCAAAAAACTTTTCAATTTCTTTAAATTGAGTGGTATTCATTGATTCTAAGAAAGTAGTAATTTCTTTCTTAGTACAATCCGCAGTTGCCCATACTTCTTCATCATTGTAAATTTTATCAATACAAGAAGCAATCATTTCAAAAGACTGATCCATTACATTCTCTTCATTAAAATCAAAATTATTTTTAATAAATTCAGAAAGAGATGGATACTTCATTTCCATCATTAAAGTTGGATCTAATTTAATCTTATTAGTATGGCCCTCAGTTCTTTGAATCTTAACATCATCAATATTAATAGTCACAGGAACCTGTGTTTTTTTATCATCAGGACAAATAAGATTAACCTCAATATCTTCTCCTACCGATTTACCTCTAATATTTAAAAACAAATATTCAATATCAAAAGTAGGAAGATTCTCTACTTTAATTCCTCTTGTTTTGATACAAGATTTAATTACATTTTTAATCGCAGTTGTTATCTCTTTTATATTCTCACTTTCTAATGCAAGAACTAAAAGTTTTTCTTCTTTAACTAAAAATGGTCGATAATGTATAGGTTTTCTGGTCGAAGGTAATTCCAACTCATACGTCGGTGTCGCAATCTTTGGTAATGGCATAATATCTTACAAAGAGTTCAGTGTGTTTTATTTAGCATCTATTAATTAATGTCAACTAAAGGGTTATTTAAAATATCACCAACGTTAATAATTGGAAGTGGAACCATGACAGGAGTATTATTCATAGTTTCTACCAAATAGCGAGAGAAATTAAAATTAACGGTACACTTCAATAACTGAGATGCCTCATAAGTAACAGGCATTGAATTAATACTAATCGGATAAGCCTTTAAGAACCTATATTCCAACACTCTATCATAATCCTTCTCAAACTTTTTAACGTAAATAGATGTCTGATATAACTTAGGGAAATTTACTCTATAAGAATAATTGTCTGCAGTACTGTTTTGTTCATTGACAATATAACCAATCCACTTCTCAAAGAAATTAATAATTTTATAGTCATGATCCACATAAAACGTAAATGAAGACGTTGTATCATATTGTCTTCTATATGCATGTCTCTCTGTTATTCCTGTATGATCATTAAGAAGTTCATTAGTTGCCAATGATGTTCCTGGTAATGTAGCTTCCGCACAAGATAATGACCACATTCTATCATCTTGAACTTCTCCTGTAGGTAAAAGAGATCTTACTGCAGAAGGTGGATAGAACCAACATTGGAAATGCGAAGTAAGGGCAGGATTTAAAATAGATGCTTTTAAATCTGATAATACTTTCTTTTGCGGTCTTGGAGTGACCATATTCCTATAAATACTACTACTGATATATTATGTATAATGGGAGAAAGTAAAAAGAGTTTATTTAGACCCTCTTTTCCCAAAAAATACAAGGGAAATCCAAATAATATTATATGTCGTAGTACTTGGGAAACCAAATTTTGTAACTACTGCGATTTGAATGAAAATATTCTTGAGTGGGCAAGTGAAGAATTTTTTATTAAATATGTCTCACCTGTTGATAATCGGTTTCATCGTTATTATCCAGACTTTCTTATCAAAGTCAAAGAAAGCACAGGAGACATTAAAACTTATGTGATTGAGGTAAAACCAAAGAAACAAACTCGACCTCCTAAAAAAAGAAAAAAGGTGACTCAATCATATCTCTATGAATGTAAAACATATGCT